AGGGTTTCTCAGATAAAAAGAGACGGTATTAAAGTTTTAATAGAGAACGTAGACGCTTCACAAGTGCTTGACTACCTGTAAGTTAGGTGAAAATTAAAATTTAATTATTAATGTTTATGTGTAATTATATATATAGACCAAAACAATAAACCATATGACCATAAATGAAAAACTGGCAACAATCCAGACAAAATTTAAATCTAAAAAATCAAGATTTAATTCGTTCGGCAAATATCACTTCCGTAGTGCCGAAGACATTCTCGAAGCAACAAAACCCTTTCTCTTAGAGTTAGGAGTTACAGTAACAATTAATGAGGAAATCATTAGCGTTGATCCATTACCTATGATGCAGTCTACTGCGTCTGTAAGTGACGGCAAAAATGCTATACACGCTACTGCTATCGTCGGTGTTGATCTAAATCAAAAGGGTATGAACGTACCTCAACAATTTGGCTCAGCGTCTTCGTATGCAAAAAAGTATGCCCTTGGTAATTTGTTTCTAATTGACGACACAGCGGACAGTGATGCTACGAACGATCATGGCAAGAAGAAATTTGCGCCAAAAAAACCAACTTTAACCTCTAAAACAGATCCAGCTTATGAAAAAGCGGTTCAATACGTAACAGCAGGTGGTAAAGTATCAGCTATAAAAGCTAAATATGCTCTATCTAAAGAAATAGAAGGAGCATTAACAACACTATAATATGAATAATGAAAAAGTAATTGAAAAGCTACGTGATGACAAGAATTATTACGGTGATTTCGGCAAGAAATATCTTAGTAATTCTGACATTGGTACTTTGCTTACAAATCCTTTAAACCTTGGTAAAGCTTCTGAAGCTAGACCAGCGTTTTTAGTTGGTGGTTATTTCCACACAGCTATACTAGAACCTGATAAACTTAAAAAGTTTAAGATTATAGAAGCTACAACTAGAAACACAAAGGCGTACAAAGAGATGTCAGGTGGTGAACTATGTTTACTACAACACGAGGTTGATAATATAGAAAAACTAACAGATAAAATGTTAGAAAATAAAATATGTTACGACTTAATTAGAAATAAAACTAATGAATATGAAAAACCTGGCGTTACAGAGCTTGAAGGTCAAATGTGGAAAGGTAAAGCTGATATTATAAATCATGATGAAAAGCTAGTTGTTGATTTGAAAACAACAGCAGATCTAAATAAATTTAAGTATTCAGCTTCTAAGTACAATTACGACTCACAAGCTTATATTTATAGTAAACTATTTGGTTATGAAATGGTGTTTATTGCTATTGACAAAAACACGAGCCAAATAGGTATATTTGACTGCTCACCGCAATTTTATGAACGTGGCAAGGACAAGGTCGAAAGAGCAGTTCAGGCTTATGAATTATTTTATAAGTCTGAAGGCTTTGATCCTACACAATATTTTATTAATAAAACCCTTTAATTATGGCAAGAACCAGAAAAAACCAAACAAAAGTTTGTTCAGTAACAGGATTAGAAACTTCAATAAACAATTTTTACAAGAATCAAACACATGTAAAAGCTGTAGATAATTTAAGAAGAACTACTGGAGCTACAAAAGAGCAAATGCAAAGGATGTTTAACCAAATAAATCAATACGCATAATATGGCAAGTATAATTAAAACTAGTATTAACTTATCTAACATTGATAAATCGAAGGTTATTGATGGTAAGAAAGGTAAATACTTACCAATTACTATAACCTTAAATGATGAAGTCGATCAGTTCGGTAATCAAGGTCCTGTAGTAGTTGCACAAACAAAAGAAGAACGTGAAGCTAAAGTTGCTAAAACATATTTAGGTAATGTTCAGGTAGTGTGGACTAACGGTGACAATGTTGCCGCTGCTCCAAGGCAAGACCAACCAGCTCAGGCAGCTCCGGCTCCTGCGCCTGCAGATGATTTGCCGTTTTAATGTGGGACGAAGGAGACTATATAAGTATAGTTAGAGATGAAAACGGTAATATAACGTTAATAGAAGATTAATGACTTAAATTAAATTAAATGCAGACAGTAGAGATCAATGGATTTTTGATTGACGAATTCAATCAACACAAGCTAGAAGAAGGGAAAAAGCAGGGTATATGCCCTCTTTGCTCTCACACTAGAAAACCCAAGAATCAAAAGGCAAAATGTGCGTCTTATGATTGGGAACGTGGTCTCGGTACTTGTCATAATTGTAACACATCATTTCAGTTACATACTTATCAGCGTAAAGGAGCTAGTGAAAAAGAATATGTAAGACCTGTTGATAAACAAGAGGATTATAATATAACTGGTGACCCACAGCAGAAAGTATTGAAATGGTTTAAAACAAGAGGTATATCAGCTCAGACTCTTATCGATTTACAAATCGGTGAGGGTCGTGAGTATATGCCGCAAACCGGTAAGACCGAGAATACTATAAAGTTTAATTACTTTATGGGCGATCAACTTATTAATGTTAAATACAGAGATGGTCGTAAAAACTTTAAGTTATATAAAGGTGCTGAAAAAGTATTTTACAATATAAACAGTATTGTAGGTTATGAGTACTGCATTATAACTGAAGGAGAAATGGATGTGTTAGCTTTACATGAAGCAGGTATACCAAACAGTATATCAGTTCCTAACGGAGCTACACTTAATAGTAATAATTTAGATTATCTTGACAATTGTATAGATTATTTTGAAGACAAAGAAAAAATAATACTAGCTGTTGACTCGGATGAAGCAGGGCAAGCACTACAATCAGAATTAGTCCGTAGACTTGGAGCTGAAGTTTGTTACCTAGCGTCGTTTGATGACTGTAAAGATGCTAATGAATATCTAATAAAATATGGCAAAGAAAAACTATCGGAGCGTATATCTCAGTCACGACCAGTACCGCTCGAAAACGTCACAACGTTCAAAGACATCGAAGACGAGGTCACTGATTTTGTACGTAACGGGTTTAAGAAAGGTTATCAAGTCGGCTTGGAAAACTTTGACAACATTTTTAGCACGTATACCGGTCAGTTTATTACTGTTACTGGCATACCTAGTAGCGGTAAGTCTGATTTTGTTGACCAAATGGTTGTAGGTTATAACCGCAACTATGGTTGGAAAACAGCTTTTGCATCACCAGAAAATGCACCTACGTACTTACATGCTCACAAGCTAATGCGTAAAACATGGGAAGGTATGCCTACATCAGCTGACATACACGGTGATAAATGGAATACCGTAGCTAGCCACGTTAATGATAATTACTTTTTTATTGACATGGAGCGTTACACATTAGAATCTGTATTACGCAAAGGAGCTGAACTTGTTAAACGTAAAGGTATTAAATGCTTAGTCATTGATCCTTACAACAAGGTAAGAGATGTTGATTGTAAAACAGAGGACGTTAACAGGTATACAATGGAGTATCTTACTAAGATAGAAATGTTTGCTAAAAAATATGATGTACTTGTTTTTATTGTAGCTCACCCTACTAAAATGTATAAAGACAAAGAAGGTAAAATAGAAGAACCAACAATGTATAACATTAAAGGTGGCGGTGAATGGTATGATGCTAGTTACCATGGTATATTAGTTCATAGGGATTATGAAGCTAAAACGGTTAAAGCTAAAGTGCTTAAAGTTAAGTTTCAAAACCTTGGTGAAAACGGTGCTGAAGCTCATTTTAAATGGGAACATAAGTCAGGTTGTTTTATACCATTCGAGCCAATAAGCATTAACAACGAACCAATGCCGTGGGAATAAATGCCAAGAGTAAAGAAAAGTGTGATGGGCAACTATATGCCTACGTCGGAGGAGTTCAAAGCGTATCACTGGTGTATAAACAATGGGATATATATTTCCCCATTTGCGTGTGGCCAGAGAGCAGCTTGGTACTTAGATATAGAGATTAACAAGAAAACTAATAGATCGCCAGATGTGTATAGCAAAGACACAATATGGATTAAGATGTATGAGTTTTATAAATACTATTATAATAAATATGCTAAATAGTTATAAAAACGCGAACGAAGCTTATGAAGCGTTATTAGATGAAGCCATTTTACATGGTGTAGACTTTGATAACACTAAGGCTTTGTTTAATTGTGGGTTTTACATACGTAACCCTTTGGATAATCATATAACCAATAAACAACGTAATTGGAAACTTGAGTATGCTGAAGCTGAATGGCAGTGGTATTTATCTGGAGATTCTAACATTGCTAAACTAGGTGAGCTGTATGGTAAAATACCACCTATATGGGAACGTATGGCTGATAGTTACGGTTATGTTAATTCTAATTATGGTTGGCAGTGGCAACGAAAAGATCAATTAGATTATGTTGTTGCTAAATTAAAAGACAACCCTAACACACGACACGCTGCAATAAGTATATATGATTGCAAAGAACATAATACTTATTCAAAAGATACTCCGTGTACATATGCTGTTCAGTTTACTATTGTAAACGATAAGCTTTGTATGTCTGTCTATATGCGTTCTAATGACATCTGGTACGGTTTCTGTAATGATCAGTATCAGTTTTCATCATTGCAAAAAATGATCGCAGAGAGATTAAATATTGAAATTGGTTGGTATTACCACCACGCACATAACATGCACTTGTATAACGATAAACTTTAAAATATGTATTATTTATACCACATACCAGGTAAAAAAATTGGAATTACACGTGATCTTAATAACAGGGTTACCCTTATACAAGGTTATAAGGAGAATGAGTATGAAGTTCTTGAACAGTCAGACGATATAGATTATATATCAGACCGTGAAATAGAACTTCAAAAGTCTTATGGCTACAAAGTAGATAGAAAACTATATAAAAACTTATTTAATAAAATGAAAATAAACGCAACACAGCAGACCTCAACTTTCCCTTGTCCAGTTAATAAATTAAAAGGACAATTAATGGATAATATAGGTTTAAAATGGCAAACGGATTTCGGCCAGTTTGAAATTAACAAACAAAATATTCCGTGGATAATGGCTAATATAAAAGAGTCAATGTACAATACTAATAGGTGTTATGTATATAACAAGGCTTTTTATGAAGCATTTTTTAATCCTCACCACAACCCAGACTTAGTTTTAAATAATAATCATTTTCCAGATAGATTTGATTTAATAAGAGACTGGGCTGCAACTAGAGGTTTATATGACAAAGGTAACTCACATACACAGTATGTTAAGCTTCAAGAAGAAGCTGGTGAGTTAGCTAAAGCATTGCTTAAAAATGATAAGCCAGAAATTATAGATGCAATAGGCGATATGGTTGTTGTATTAACAAACCTAGCTCACTTAGAAGGCACAGAAATAGAAGACTGTATAGATTCAGCTTATGTAGAAATAGCAGCACGTACAGGTAAAATGATTAACGGAACATTTGTGAAAGATGAGAATTAAAACTGAAGACAAGATAGTACAAGCTGTACTAAGGAAGATGGACGAACGTAGTTTAATAGGTCAAAAGAAATATGGAGCTACAATGATGCAAGAGATTGAAGGTCAAGAAAAAGATCTTAATCGTTTTCTAGTTGATGTACAAGAAGAATTAATGGATGCGTTGCTTTATATTGAAGCTGCTAAACGTTGTTTGACTGATGAGATCGAAGAAGCAATGTTAAACAGAATCCAAGTACATGAAGAGGAAGAACTATAAAAGAAAAAAAGGTCCTGTTCAGTCAAAGAAAATTACATATGATGGTATTAACTTTGCATCAGGCCTTGAACGCTATATGTACATGGCTTTAAAAAAGGCAAAAATTAAAGCTCTTTACGAAGGACAAACATTTGAACTAGTAGAGGGTTTTGATTTTCCTTTTGAAGCTTATGAAAGATGTGGCAATGGCAAAGGTGCTTACAAAAATAGAGGTAATAAAAAGATCTTAAACATAAAGTATACGCCTGATTTCATAGGTAAAGGTTTTATAATTGAAACAAAGGGTAGAGCTAATGAATCATTTCCAATGCGTTGGAAGTTGTTTAAAAAGCTTATAACTGAAAATAGATTAGGACCATTTACTTTATATAAACCACAAAATCAAAAGGAATGCGACGAAACAGTAAGCTTAATCCTGTCCAAGCTAAAAGGTTAGCAAGGCAGAAATATGGAGAGCGTCAATTTGATAAATGGTTGAAATGGAAATGGAATCAATTTGGCAAGATAAGATATAGAGAATTAATAGAAAAATGTAAAGAATATAAAATATGAAAGGTTGGTCATTATCATTTGGATTTTACCCAGGTATATTATTTGGGATAAGATCATACGAAGAGAAAACATTAACAACAATAGTGCTATATGTTCCTTTAATGGACTTAGCTTTAGAAATATATAAATAATGGGTTTATTTGAAGAAAGAATACATTACAAGCCGTTTGAATATCCTATCTACTACAATGAAGGTTGGTTAAAGCAAGCGCAGGCTTTTTGGTTACACACTGAAATACCTATGTCTGGTGATGTTAAAGATTGGAACGAAAAACTAACAGCGTCTGAAAAAAACCTAGTGGGTAATATACTATTAGGTTTTGCTCAAACAGAATGTGCAGTGTCTGATTACTGGACACAAAAGGTTGTTGGTTGGTTTCCTAAACATGAAATACAACAAATGGCAATGATGTTTGGATCGCAAGAAACAATACATGCTGTTGCTTATAGTTATTTAAACGAAACGCTTGGGCTTGAAGATTTTGAGGCATTCCTACACGAGCCAGCTACGGCAGAACGATTTGAAAATTTAGTTAGCTATGATGGTAGCGATCCTATTGGCATCGGTCGTAGTCTTGCTATTTTTAGTGCGTTTGCAGAAGGTGTTAGCTTATATAGCGCTTTTGCTGTGCTATACAGCTTTCAATTACGTAATATGCTAAAAGGTATTGGTCAGCAAATGAAGTGGTCTGTAAGAGATGAATCATTGCATAGTAGAATGGGTTGCACACTATTTAGACATATGTGTGATGAAACACCTGGATTACTAGATGAATGTAAAGAAGATATATATAAAGCAGCTAAGATAATGGTGGATCTAGAGGAAAAGTATATAGACAAAATGTTTGAAATGGGTGATATTGAAAACCTAAAATCATACGACTTAAAACAATTTATAAGAAAAAGAGCAAATGAAAAATTACAAGAACTCGGTTACTCAGATAAAAGAAGGTTTTTCAGCTATGACAAGGAAGCAGCAAGTAATCTTGATTGGTTTTACCATCTTACCGGGGGCCATACCCATACTGATTTTTTTGCTATTCGTTCAACGGACTATAGCAAAGCTAACGAAGGGGAGGACTTCGAGGATATTTGGTAACTTTGGAATAACTAAAGAAGATATATATAAAGATTTAGAAAAATGAAAGAAAGTAAATTAATACAAATGAATCAAAGGCTACATCAAGTAGCTAAGCTGCTAAATCAAGTAGCTAATGAGCAATCACATATAAGAGAGTTGGCTGTTGGTACATTGAAAACAATTCAAAAATTTAAAGAATATGACAAAGCGTTGGAAATCCTTAAAGAGGAAGCTAGCAAAGAATCTAGTCAGGCAAAGACGCTTGACCTGGAGTGAAAGAATAACTACTAGAATAGGTTATATGGGTGCTGGTTTTGTAATGGCTGGTCAATGGACAATAGAACCAGTTTTATTTATATTAGGTTTTATTTGTGTTATAATACAAGTAGCATCTAGAAAACAATGGAACTTAGTTGCTTTGAACTTAAACGGTTTAGTAGCTTGGACAATGCACCTTTTTAAATGATTAAAACATTTTGGAATGAATTTGAGGATAACTTAGAGGGTAGAGTTAAAAATATAAACGGTAGTTTTATGTTTATACCTTATATGCATGGATTAGAAGATCCTATATATAAAAGTTATATAAAAGAATTATTGAAGCTAGACTGGTTACATCATAAGTTGTATGTAGTTGGTGGTATACTCGAGGGTTGGCCAACAACAGATATTGACATATGTGTAACCGGTAAGGCTGATCACAGAACCAGAGACTTAATGCTACAAGCTAGAGCTATGGGGCCTTTTGATATGTATTGGGTAAAAACATATGATAAAATATTTAAAGGCAAAGATAATGGAATAAAAGTTTGGAAGTTTGCTAAAGCTCATGACCGCTGGACTAAGTACGGTAAACAATGGAACGGTAAATGGAAGAAAAACGGATTGTTTCATATGTCTGGATTATTTGAACTAAAAGAAAATAGAAACTATACAAAAGACGCAAAACAAATAAATTAATATGTGGAATAATGAATGGAAAAAAGGAGTTGATTACCCTGAGTGGGGTGATAACGATGTATACAAAAAAACAATAGGAGGAGGATATTTATATAATGGAGAAACACCAAAAGAAGCTTATAGAAGAGTCGCTAAAACAGTTGCGAAAAGATTACAAAAAACAGAAATGGAAGAAAGTTTTTTCGAGTATATTTGGAAGGGTTGGCTATGTTTGGCCTCACCTGTTCTTAGTAATACTGGTACTGATAGGGGTTTGCCTATTAGCTGCTTTGGTATTGATGTCGCTGATTCTATTATTGACATAGGTCAAAAAAACTTAGAGATGATGCTACTCGCTAAACACGGCGGTGGAGTTGGTATCGGTATAAATCAAATAAGACCCGCCGGAG